GTGAAGCACAAATTGATGCAATCACAAAGGCAATTGACGCACAGTTCCAAGTTCTTGCTAAAGAATTGGCGGCTAAATAATGGCTACGGTATTACGCCCTAATGCTAACTGGGACTACGCCTCCTCTTTTACTATTAACGGTGGCTCTGCAACAGTTCACGCCGCCCTGTCGGATGACAGCGATTCAACTTACATAAAGCGCACAAGTGCTACGGTTCCTGCTAGTTATTATGCTGAGTTTGGAACTACCACAATTAGCGCTACGACCAAAGTTATTTCTGTAAATGTCAGAGCAAGGTTAGCAATTGGGACAACTGGATATGTTCAATTAAGCCTTGGAACTATTACTGACCGCAACGGTAGAGAAGTAAGTTATTCAGTTCCAGTTACTTTTTCAAATACTTTGAGCCTGACAACTGTGGATACAACCTTAAATCTTACAAAAGCACCAGATGGAACCGCATGGACGCAAACACACATAGATAATTTAGTTGTTAAATTTACAGATGGCGCTTTAATATCTGGCGACAGAGCATCGTTATATGAGTTATACATAGATGTAAATGTTACAAACCAGCCAACAGTTGTAGTAACTACTCCTACTGGAACTGTTACAGATACAAATACCGTGTCTGTAAACTGGACATACGCAGATTCAGATGGCGATGACCAAAGCGCCTATGAAATTAAAATTTTTGATTCGGCAACTTATTTAGCAACAGGTTTTAGCGCTGATACTTCCACGCCCATAGTTGAGACTGGAATTATCACTTCAAATCTCAACGGTCAAACCCTAGATACAAGCCTTGCTAACAACACTACTTACCGTGCCTATGTGCGAGTTGCCTCTCTTGCTGGAGCCTCAAACTATTTTAGCGATTGGGATTATGAGCAATTTGCATTGAGTATTGATGCCCCCGCCGAACCTACTTTGTCGGCTTCCTATAATTCCACAACTGGAGCCGTAACCGTAACCATTTTTGGCAGAACCAATGTTTTATCGGCTAATCAAGCCTCTTTAGAAACAAATACAACTGGATGGGATGCTGTTACAAACTGTGCTATTGCTCAAAGTGGCGCTCAGTATTCCTCTGGAGTTAAATCATTATCTTTAACTGCAACGGCTACTGGAGATATGACCGCTTCAACTACAAGCGGTACAGCCTTTGCTGTAACAGCCTCTCGTAAATTTTCGGCTACCGCTGAGTTCAGAAGCGCCGTTACTGCTCGTTCATGCGCAGTTGGAATTCGTTTTTTGACAAGTTCTAATACAACAATTTCTACAACTTTTGGAACCGCCATAACAGATTCGGCGAGTGCGTGGACTGCGGCAACAATTACCGCTACCGCACCTGTCACAGCAACAAAGGCTCAAGTTTTTGTCAAAGTTGTAACCCCTGTGACATCTGAAGTTCATTACATTGACAAAATTGCTTTTCATGCTGGAGATAGCCCCACCTTTACCAGCGGAGGTTTTGGAACATTTACTTTTGATGTTGAGCGTTCTGATGATGGAGGAACCACTTACACGGCAATTCGTAATAGCCCAGTTACCGCTTCATCTGCTCAAATTGGCACAGTTGATGATTATGAGTTGCCAGTAGATACAACAGTTTTATATCGTGCTAAAGCAAAGGCGGTAATTTAATGGCTGATACACGCTCCTCTGGATATACCACTACCGAACCGATTCAAATTGCGGCAACGGGCATCTGGTCATTTACCTCTCCAGAATCTCCAACAATTCGCGTAACCTCGTTACGAGTTCAACAGCCCTTAAATTCATCAATCGTTGAATCTTATGGTGTATTCAAGCCGTTGGGTGCATCTAAAACTGTGGTTGTGGCGTCTAGCATTTACGGCGTAGACGGAAGTTATCAGTTCACTACTCAGGGTGAAACTGAATGGGATGCCCTTTACCCAGTTCTTATTTATCAAGGTATTTTGTATGTTCAAGACCCATTGGGTCGGGCAAAATATGTCAGATTTGTAGATAGAACTTGGGTGGAATCAGGTCCAATTTCTAATTTAATCAGGGACGCTAAAGTAAATTACTTTGAAGTTGGCGCTCCTTAATGTACCCAGTATCGGAAGATTTTTTAGCCTCTGTCCGAAAATCTCATATTAGTAAAATAAAAGTTGAGATTTACGATGTGGCAAACGGCACAATTATTAGTACAGCCTCACCTATTGGTGGGGAAGTTACTATTGATTCTCGTCGTGCAATCCGTCGCCAATGCTCTCTTGAGTTCATTGATTCTGATGGAACCCTCATGCCGAATAACAACCTTTCGGCTATCTTGCTTCCCTATAACCGCGAAATTAAAATTTATCGTGGAGTTGTTTTTGCTGATGGTACAGAAGAACTTGTTCCTTTGGGAGTATTTATCATTACAACTGTTGATATTACGGATACACCACAAGGAATTAAGATTGCGGTTACGGGTTCTGATAGAAGTTTGCGAGTAGCAAGGGCTAAATTTACAAGTCACGATTTTTATATCTCTGACGGAGTTGCCAAAGAAACAGCAATTAAAAACATTTTGGTTGATAGATACCCCGCAGTCAAAACTCAATTTCCTGCAACTAATCAAACGGTAAAATTAACTTACCCCACCCTTGACCAATCTTCTGACCCTTGGAGGGAGTCATTAAAGATTGCTGAGTCCGCTGGTATGGATTTATATTTTGATGAGGTAGGCGTTGCTCGTATGCGTTTAATTCCAGACCCAGATGTGGGAAACCCGCTTGTAACTTATGAAGATAACGCTGAGTCCGTCATAACCCAATTAAGTCGAAATTTATCAAGTGATGAGACATATAACTATGTTGTCTATACAGGAGAAGGAACAAATTTATCTATTGGCGTTCTTGGGACAGCCTTTGACAATAACCCGAGTTCACCTACCTATATTTATACCTATGGGATTGTCCCCCTTTTCAAATCTTCCCCTAATATTTTAACTACGGCAGAAGCCACCACCGCGGCAATTGCTGAGTTGAGAAAAGTAGTTGGAGCATCGGAAAAAATTACTTGGGATGCCATTGTCAATCCTGCTCACGATGTTTACGATTTAGTAAAAATAGTACGAAGTCCTTCAGGAATTGACGCCGTTCTTATGCTAGATTCTATTACCATTCCCTTAGCGGCAACTTCTACCATGAACGCTATTGGCAGATTGAGGAGATTCTGATGGATTTAAGTTATCTTGTTAAACAAATTAAAGAACCTTCTTCTGGGTTAAGACTTCGACAAGCAAAAATTATTACCGCTAATGTGAGTCCATCAAGTGTGGATATTCAGATTGCGGGAGACACAAATACTTTGCCTTCAGTTAAATATTTAGAGGGTGTAACCCCAGTTGCAAATGATATTGTTTGGGTGCTTTCGTTTGGCTCAGACCTTTTAGTAATAGGAACTCAACAGCCATAGGGTATTATTTACCTACCCACTTAGGAGAAAAAATGACAAAAGTACAAAAAGCAATGCTCGCTTCATACGGACGCTCATTCCTTGCCTCAATGGTAACGGCATTTATGGCAACAGGCGGAGATTTACTTAATTTAGATGGAGATAGCGCCAAGGTAATTTTAGCCGCTGGTATTGCATCTGTTTTGCCAGTTGCCCTTCGCTACATTAACAAGCAAGACCCTGCTTTTGGCAAGGTTGCCGATGTTGTTGCGGAAGAAGCAATGAAAAAACTTACAAAAAAAACAACTCTTAAAAAACCTACGAAGAAGGCATAATGCCAGCGCTAGAAGTCTTAGCAATTGCTAAGAAACACGCTGACGATAAATACGCCGAAGGTGTCAATAACGACACAATTTTTGGTGTTTGGTACGGAATGAATCATCAACCATGGTGCGCTATGTTTGTTTCAAAATGTTTTGCCGATGCAGGTCACGCTGATTTAGTCGCGGCGTCTACCAAAAAAGGCTTTGCTAGTTGCGATGCTGGTTTGAAATGGTTTGCTAAAAAAGGACAAGTCGTTCCAGTTGGCAAGGCTCAGGCTGGAGATATTGCTTTTTTCCAATTCGATGATGATGCACAAGCCGACCATGTTGGAATTGTAAAAAGCAATGATGGCAAGGGTGTTCTTGATGTTTATGAAGGCAACACCAGCGGTAACACAAAAGGAAGTCAATCTAACGGAGATGGAGTTTTCCTCAAAAAGCGTCCTTACTCCCTAATCATGGGCGTTGCTCGTCCCGCTTGGAAGTAAATTGGAACTTAAAGATTATTTGACAATGGCAGTTGCCGTTATAGCCATCATTAGTGCTTTTGCTGGAAGTATGCGTTGGATGGTCAAGCATTATCTCAACGAACTTCGCCCGAATGGGGGCAGTTCGATAAAAGACTCCATTTCAAGACTGGAAATTAGGGTGGATGACCTCTTTAAGTTGATTGCTGAGAAAGATTAGCAAGTCAGATTTGACATAACCAACTAGGGTCATATATGCTTCTTTCAAACGAGAGGAGCAGTAAATGTCCCAACCAGAAATCAATGAGTTCGAAGTATCGGAAAAACCTTATGAAGAGGCTTTTCAGGTTACAGATGACCAAAAAGCAGATTGGGCGCTACGCAAATTAGCCGTGGTTCGCCGAAAGCAATTAGAGAATAAATCTATCTATGATGCTGAAATAATACGCCTTACAGAATGGCTCTCAAAGGTCAATACAGACCTTGACAGAGATGCCCTGTACTTTGAGGCGGTCATAACCCCATACGCCCTCACAGAGCGCTTCAATGGTCGCAAATCCCTAGTTTTACCCCACGGAACAGTCAAGACTACGGCTGGTCGTCCCAAGATTGAGTTCGAATCTGAAGAGGGCTTTATTGAATGGGCAAAAGTTAATGACCCCGCATTGCTCCGAATCAAAACCGAGATTGATAAAAAAATACTCAATGAGTTGATTACTGACGATTATCAAGTAATATCAACCCAAGGCGAAATTATCCCCGCAATTAAAGTTTTGCCAGCAGAAACCAAAGTTTCATTCGTAACCGAGTAGAGAGAGAAAACAATGGAAAACAAAACAATAGTTCAAGCATTAAATGAGGTAATGAAAGCAGTTGGCGCTATCTCAAAGAATGACCGCAATTCAGCACAAGGTTTTAATTTTAGAGGAATAGATGCAGTTGTAAATGCAGTCTCGCCACAATTGCAAAAGTTTGGTGTTGTTGTTGTGCCTTCAGTTGATGAATACGATTATTCATCTATTGAGATTGGGCAAAAGCGCACCGTCATGGGTCATGTACGAGTAAAAGTTACTTACACATTTGTCGGTCCAAACGGCGATGCCTTGACAACGCGAGTAGTTGCAGAGGCGATGGATGCAGGGGACAAAGCAACCACCAAAGCAATGTCAGTTGCCTTTCGCACCGCACTCTTGCAAGCATTATGTTTACCAACAGATGAGATTGACCCAGATGCTTCAAGTTATGAGCGTTCAGAAAAAGTTGTTGTTGATACACAAAAAGTTGCCACAGCAATTTCTAATGCAAGCGATTTAGATTCTCTTGCAAAGATTGGGCAGTACATTACCGCTCACAAAGATGAAATCGAACCATCAATACTTGAGACATTGCGCTTAGCGTTCACGGAGGCTCAATCCCGTGTTGCTATCACAGTTGCGGAGGCTCCAAGTGTCCCAGTTGATGCCTGAGTTGCCTTATGCGGGTACTTCGGGGTATTCGGGAACGGATACTTCGGAGTTTCGTGCAAGGTCATCTGATAAGTCTGGAAAGACTGCCTTGCGTCAAGCCCAAGCCTTATCCCTTTTATTTCAACAAGGGCAGTATGGATTGACATGGAAAGAGTTCGCTGATTTTACTGGCTTGCATCATGGCTCTGCTTCGGGTGTATTGTCCGTTCTCCATAAAAGCGGAAGAATTGCCCGACTAAAACAAACCCGAGAACATTGCAAAATTTATGTAGATGTCCGTCATGTGTTTGGAAGAGCAGTTGAAGAACAAGGAAATAAAAAGCAATGTCCTAATTGCGGGCATCATTTGTAGAGAGGAAATCATGGCTTGGGTAAGAATTGACGATAGTTTTCCAGACCATCCCAAGGTGATTGGATTAAGTGATAAGGCTTTTAGGTTATACATAACCGCGCTTTGTTATTCCAATCGCTATTTAACCGACGGAATTTTGCCCCTAAATACGGTCAAGTCTTTCGCAAATTCGCGTCATATTTCGTCCTTAGTTGCTTCAAACTTGTGGGAACTTTCTGAAAACTTCATCACAATATTGAGTTATGACGAGTACCAATTTACTAAGGAAAGGGTGCTAACTAAGCGTGAATCCGATAGAAAAAGGTTGGAAAAGCATCGTTCCAAGGTAGCAGGTAACAGCGATGTAACGCCGTTACAAACAGATTTGAAATTGCGTCCCATACCCATACCCATACCCATACCCAATAAAGATAAAGATATACCTAAATCTCCTACGGAGATTGAGTTCGATTCTTTCTGGGAAGTTTACCCAAGGCGTCAAGCAAAGGGAGCGGCATTAGTAGCGTGGAAAAAAGCGCTGAAAAAAGTAAGCGCCCAAACCATCATAGATGGTGCTATCAGATTTTCTTCTGACCCTAATCGCAATCCTGAGTTCACACCTCATGCAACCACTTGGCTCAATCAAGAACGATGGGCAGATGAAGCGCTACCAGAAAAAACTTCTAATCAAACCAGAACAGAGAGTTCAGTAATGCGAGCGCTTGAGATTGCACAAAAATTTGTTGCTGAAGATGGAAGGGCGTTAGAAAATGACCCGTTCTGAAGTCGCTCAATTATTTGCCTACTGTTGTCTTTTTGATGGTCGCCTTCAAGCCGATGAGGGAAAAATTATGGCTTGGTTTGCAACCTTGTATGAACCTATGACCTTTGAGTTCGCCAAGTATTTTGTCGGTGTGCATTACAGCCAGAAAGACACGGTGATTCAACCTAGTTATTTTAACAATGAATGGGCAAGACAAAAACGCAATGAAAAAGAGCGGGAGGAGACAAAATCTTTTATGCTTGAGTTGGAAGATATTCGCTCAAAGTCGGCATCTCCCGAAGTAATTGAAAAATATTTGGCTGAAATCAGAACGCATTTTAGAAAGGCGGATGTCAATGCTCCTGTGGAAGAAAATCTTGGAGACTTGGCACCTAACCAATGAAGATATTCCAATATGTCGGATGGCTTTTGTATTGGCGCTTCAGAGCCAAAGAAAAATATGCCCTGCTTGCATGGACGCACTCGCGGATGCGAGAACCCAATGGCAAAGCCTAAACTAAAGGTTGAGGATAAAGTCCGTTTTCTTGTTCTAGCCCGAGCCGATTACAAATGTGAAAGATGTGGAGGAGGTTCAACAATATATGGTTTTTCACTTCACCATAGAGCGCCTCGAATGATGGGTGGAAGCAGGGACAAAAACTTGCACCTGCCAGCAAACTTGATTGTTTTATGCGGTTCAGGCGTTGATGGCTGTCACGGTTGGGTTGAGTCCAATCGTGACAAGGCAAGGGCAGATGGCTACTTGCTTTTTAGAATAGACAAAGCAGATGAGGTTCCCTTTATTGACGAGTTCACAAATGCTTGGTTGATAGATAACAACGGAGATAAAAAGCAATTCGACACAAATTGGACAGTACCCTAATGTTTATTTCATGTATTGCTTATGCCGAACAGATGAAGAAGAACAACTTGTCTACCGCCTTGAGTTGGCTCAACGCCCATGGACAACCAACGCCGAACGAGCGGGTAACAGGTGGGAGCGGGCTGAGTTGGTTAAGATTTGGCGAACCGCTTTTGAACTTCTGGCTAAATCTGAGAGGATACCTCCTATGTCGTGGATAAGTGTGACCGCCGAACCTCACCAAAAGGGCGGACGGTTACAAGATGTGGGCGCGTGTAACCCCGCAGTCAAAGCGGCAATTGACGGAATCGTAGATGCAGGTGTGTTACCAGATGACTCATCGCAATATATGAAATCGTTAATATTTCTACCGCCGCAAAATGATAAAAACTCATTAGTGCTTTACATACGAGGAGCAAAGAAGGAGAGAAAAATATGAACTGGGATTTAATATGGACAGTAGTTGGATTAGCGGTTGCTAGTTTTTTCATACTGCCGTTTTATATGGCAATGTTAATTGCGTACAAAAAGTCCATTATGAAAATTGAATTGGAGTTTGTAGCAACGGCAGGGTCAAGTATCAAAAAGGTGAGATTTGATGACGAAGTTGGACGCTTATTTGAAGAGGGAGAAGTTATATGAGTTCAGTATTAGAAGCAACAGAGATTGATAGTCGTGGATTGAGTGACCTCAAGTTACTCAATGATGCGGTCAGAACTCATCAGAGCCAAATCATTGATTTACTTAAAAGACGCAAGCAATTGATTTTACGGCTTCGTAAACAGCGCATTACCTATCGGGAGATTGCCGAAACCATGGGGGTATCAGAGCAATTGATTTACAAAATCATTCGCGCCGATATTGACCGAGTTCCTCAATATGATGCTGAAGGAAAAATTATTCGCCGTCGTGGGCGTCCGCCTAAGCCAGCAATCTAAGCCTTTACTTAGAGAGAGTTAGGTAAAGGTTAATGAAGTTTATTGAATTATTTGCGGGCATTGGTGCATTTCGCCTTGGCTTAGAAAACACAGGGCATGAATGTGTGTGGGCTAATGAATGGTTAGAAAAACCTAGGAGGATTTATGAACGAAACTTCGGAGACGCCCCAGATGGAAGAGACATTCGAGATGTTTCCGCTGGAGACATTCCAGACGCAGACCTGCTTGTTGGAGGATTTCCTTGTGCCACTTTTAGCACAGCAGGGAACCGAACGGGATTCTCTTTGGAGGACACAAGGGGAACTCTTGCTTTTGAGATGTTTCGCCTTGCTCGGGATAAAGGAATACCGTACCTTCTCTTTGAAAATGTCAAAGGACTTCTCAACCACGACGGAGGCAGAACCTTCGGAATCATCTTGGAAGTCTTGGATGGGATGGGGTATGACTGTCAATGGGAGTTGCTTGACAGCCAAAATTTCGGAGTCCCACAGCACCGAGAAAGGGTTTTCCTTATCGGAAATCTTAGAAGTCACGCCAGACCCAAAGTATTCCCTATCGGAAAAGCAGGTAGCGGAGATAATGCGACGGACTTCAGCCAACAAAAAAGAAGGTCGGGGCTTTTCTCCAACATTTCTCCAACCATAGATGCTCACTATTACAAAGGCGGAAACTCTCGTCCTTATGTAGTTGAAACAGAAAGTCGCAGAGACAAAGCGATGAGAGTTTATGACGAGGGGATTGTTCCAACACTAACTGCCCAGATGGGAACAGGCGGGGGCAATGTCCCTTATGTGCGTCCAGTTTTAGATGTTGCCAGAACAAATAAAAGTCCAAACGGGCGAATGATAAAAGATGACGATGACCCGATGTATACGATTACTGCTCAAGACCGACACGGAGTTCAAATAGGCGATGAAAACGGGTTTGGTATCCGTAAACTAACCCCACTTGAGTGCGAGCGCTTGCAAGGATTACCCGATGGATGGACAGAGTTCTATGAGGATGGAACAAGAGTCCCAGATACACAACGCTATGAAAGATGCGGACGAACAATAACAATTCCAGTAGTTGAAGCGATAGGGAGAAAATTACATGAGTTCTACTAAATTTTCTTTTGACACCATAAATGATTTTGATGACCACATTGCTAAGTCCATCCCTAACTACCACCTTCTCAATGATTCAGTTCGTGACTTGGCAACATTTTTTATCAAAGAAGATTTTTCAATAGTTGATTTGGGATGCTCCACGGGAACTTTACTTGAGTCCATTTCATTTGAAGGAAATAAACTAGGGATAGATATATCTAGCAATCTCCTACCCAAAAGCCATGACAATGTTGAATATGTGCAAAAAGATTTACGCTCATTTCATAATCTAGGTAAAACCCCATCATTAGTTATTTCTTTATTTACTCTTCAGTTCCTCCCCTTAGCAGACCGCCCTAATATCCTCAGCCTTGTCTATGATGAGTTGGCTGAAGGTGGCGCTTTTATCTGGGCTGAGAAAGTGCATGAAGAACAGGGTGAGTTGGAAAGGGTTATGACCTCGGCTTACTATGACTTTAAGGGCAAACACTTCACCCCCAAAGAAATTATGCAAAAGGAAAAAGACCTTCGCCCAATTATGCAAACCAACACTTCCATGCGTAATTCCATTATGGCTGAGAACGCTGGATTTACAGTTGGCACAATGTTCTGGAAGTTCTACAATTTTGAAGCGTGGTTATTTGTAAAATGAAAGCCAATATAAAAGTAAGCGGAGTTGAATCTGTTTCTATTTCAACCCTGATTGCATATCCATCTAATCCCCGTCGAGGTGATATAGATGCGATTGCTTCTTCCCTGAAGGCTCATGGTCAATACAGACCTATCGTAGTTCAAGAGGGAACAAACTATGTCCTTGCTGGAAACCACACACTCAAAGCGGCGAAGAAACTTGGCTGGAAAAAAATCAAGATAACCCGCATTGATGTGGATGAGTCCAGCGCTCGCAAGATTGTCTTGGCTGATAACCGATTGACAGATTTAGCAGGATATAACGAGCCACTTCTTAAATCTCTTCTTAGCGCTTTACCTGAGTTGGATGGAACGGGCTTTACTGAATCAGA